TTGCAAAATCATATAATCTCCTTCTTTGTTCTGGAGATTGGTTACCTAGAGTATTTCTTAAAAGCATCTCTGGAGTATTATTCTGTCTCATCTGTTGAAGTTGTTTGAACTGATTCGGATATTGAGCTTGTAGTTGCTGCATTATCCCTTGAGTATTTATTTGCATCTTCATTCCTCTTTTCTAACAATTCTTTTACTTGTTTCTCTAATGACTCTATTCTAAGATCCTTCTCATCTTTAGGAACTATCTCCTCTAATAAGAATGGTCTAACCTTACCTTGTGGAGTCTTATACCACATATTAGTAAAGTCCTTATTAACAAATAGAGTATCCATAAATATCATTTCTCTATTAACATCATCTATACTCTCAGCATATCTAATACCACTAGAAGTTGGTCCAGCTTGTATAGTCTGATTAAGTATAGTAGGTTGTGAATACTGAGCTTGTATTCTTTGTTTTTCAAGCTCATTAATTTTATTTCGTTCTTCTAAAATCTGTCTATCAATTACATTAAGTTGAGGATTAAATCCGTTCATCATATCATCCCTTTCACTTCCATTATCCCATAATAAAAAGAGTGAAAAGCCTCAACTTTGCACTCCTTTTGTCTCATTTTCGTTCACATTTTGTTTGAACTCTTTCTGGATATTTATTTGGATATAGTTTATGAAGATAATCGTACTTGCTCCTTATACTAGAAATACAATTATTTATCGTTGACTTACTAACATGAAAGTCCATAGCCATACTTATTATAGTATGTTTATCTTTCTCCCAAACTCTAGCATACAATACTTTCTTCTCCAAGTCAGTTAATATTGCATCCTCTACAAACTCATTATACAGAACCTTAGTCCAAGGTATCTGATTCTTTATCACTTTTCCCATTACAAACTTCACTCCTTCGATTTCGTATTATATCATAAAGGAATTCTGTTTTTAAATTCTTTCTTTATTATTTTCCCACCGTTCGAGCTTCTCACATCCTGATACTCCATCTCAAAAGACAAAAGCACATCTCTTATCTTTCTTAATGTATCAATATCCAATCTCCCCAATTTATTCTCCTCAATTAAGTGTTTTGTTATTTCTAGAAATCTATCTCTATCATATATCTCTATCAGATGCAAATAAGCATGACTAGAAGATTGTTTTAATATTGCACCATTTTCTTTGTTATATCCTTTATCTTTCATATCATTACACAATCTCCTAGGAATTACTAGATGATGGAATGATAATTCGTTGATGTTCTTAAAAGTGTACCCCATAAAATCATATCCTAATTTTTTCAAATTATATTCATTGATCATCAATTTAGTTATTTCTCTCATAGTATCACCTCTATTTTAATTATATCACTTTACTGTTCAGAAGTGTTCAGATCCGTTCAGTTTTTTTCTTATTGAGAAAAATTTTTGTAGAGAGATTTTTGTTTGGTTTACGAATACATACACACACACGAAGTCAATCTGTAGGAATTAACCTTTTCAAGGTACACCCTACCTTTTTTATATGCTATATAGTTTATAACATTTATATAATTATTATTCTTTTCAATTATTTATTTTTTCAAACTTTAAAAAAGTTATAAATGTTATAATAGTTATTAATAATATAATTGAGGTTGTCTATAACTTGTATAACTTTTTTAAAATAGGAATTTAGGTACTAGTATATTAGTTTAATATACTTTTATATAAACATATCTATATATAATATATAAAAAACACTTTCACGTGATAAACATTAATTTTTTACTACCTATCAAAATAAAAAAGTTAAAAAAGTTATTGACAATATGATAAAATTATGTTATATTATATATGTAATAAAAAAGAAAAAGCACTTATAAAAATTATCAATAAAAAATTTATAAAAATTATAAAAAAGTTATTGACAATATAAAAAATATATGATATATTATAAGTGTAATAAGAAAAAAGTTATTACAAAAAAAGTTATAACAAATATTAAAAAAGTTATTGACTTTATAAAAATTATATGATATATTATAAATGTAATGAAGAAATCCCCTACACGGTGAGTTATAATTGCTCCGGTGATTATAAACACGGCAAGTAAAGGACTTAAAACTGGTATAGAAATTACAAAAAAAACAAATATAACATATAAAAAAGTTAAAAAAGTTATTGACAATATAAAAAATATATGTTATAATTAAAGTACAAAAAGAGAAAAAGCAACTAGAAAAAGTTCTTTGAAAAAGAAATTATATAATTGTTATGGAGTACCAAACTACATACAAATAATAATTTGTTGGTAGGAATAACCTACAATACAACATTGTAAAATTGTATGCAAGTGGAGACCTACTCCAAAGGCAAGAAAAAATATTCGTGGTGAGGTTCATAAATGGTTATTCCATGAAGGAATATAGTCCACTGATGTAGCAATAACGATTATATAATGAGTAGGTTGTTAGGTTTAGTTATATGTATACTTGTATGTGGGTTCTTAGATGATACAAAGGAGAATTGTAAAGCCAAGATAAAACAACCAAAGAAAAGCAGGTTTATCAGTGGGAAACTGATAAATCTAGGTACACTATAACCAGATCAAAAAATGGGTGGAGTGTTTCTAGATTTGTTAGTTTCCATACTAACAATAAAAAAGCTATAATTTTATAGAATAGGTAAGGAGTGATGAAATATGAAATATAGCAAAAATAAAAAATTAAATGGAGTACTTAAAGAGATTGAGGAGCAATTATTAGAATTAGGTCTAGATGAAGTTAAACATTATTATGATGAGTTCAAATATGAAAGTGATTATAATCTTGCACAATATGGAAATTTATTAATCTATTATTGTGATGTTCAAGAGATGTATCAAAGAAATGGTTATAAAACTAAATTTAGTGATAATAAAATTTGGGAAATTTACAAAAATCAAGTTGGTTATGTTACTAGACAATTAATGAGAGCAAATAATATGCAAAGGAGATATATTTAATATGAAAGTAGAGCAATTTTTAAATAGAAATCAATTCCATTTATATGGAGACAATAAAGATATATTACAAAGTTATGATAGTAAAGTAGTAGAAATTACAAATAATCCAGGATGTGTACAATGTATAATTTTAGGTTGTGATTGGGATTATTCAAAAACAACTAGTAAGCATGTTTATGCTTTTCTAGATGAGTATTCAAAAGTTAGAATTTATGGAGTAGAAAACAAAAAGAAATACATAAATGATCTGATTAAAGAGTATGAAAAAGACAAAAGAGAATTTGTAGAAAAACACAATTTTATTATGATTTATGATGAAAAAATGATTTAAGAATAGGAGTGAATTAAAATGAAAGTAAAAGTAAATAATAAAATGTTAAAAAGATTTTTAGAAATAATGGATGATTATGGAGAATTTGTTTTTGGAGATGATAAGGAAATAAAACAACAATTAGAAACTTGTTTGAATTTCCAAGGTTATTGGAGTGGATGTTCAATAAGAGTTTATTGGGATGCAGATGCTAAAGATTTTAGAATAGGAAATAGATTTTAAGGAGTGATTTAATATGAAATTAGAAACAATTTATGGAGATTTATTAGAAATTATGAAAAATGATATGGACTTTGTAAAAGCACTATCATTAAAAGAAAAACTAGAAAAAGCAATTAGAGAAGAATCTTGTTATAAAACAAGTAGCAAAACTAGAGTAAATGCAATTAAAAGAGTAGCAAGTAAAGACAATGCTAGACCAGCACTTACTGGTTATGGTATATATGAAGATTATAAATGTGTAACTGATAGTTATCATTTAATAGCAATTAAAGAAGATAATATGCCATTAAAATTAGTAACAACTGATAATGAATTAGCAAATAAAGTAGGTAAAGAGAATTGTATAAATGCAACTTATCCTAATATGGAGAATATTTTAAAATTTGATAAATCAAATGAGTTAGAAATGTTTAATCTAGATGATTTGGAAAGTACTTGTAAAATGGGTAAAAAGTCTAAAGATGTACTATTTACAATAGGTACTCAAACATTTAATCCTCAATATGTTAAAAATGTTATAGATGTATTAGGATCAAATGTAAAGATATATTATCAAGGTGAATATAGACCTCTATTCTTTGTAAATGATAAAGATGAAATAGGTCTAGTATTACCAGTAAAGAAATATTAGGAGTGAATTAAAATGAATGAATATGAAAAACTATTAAGAAACTATGTAAAAATAGCAGAGACTTGTGAAAATATAACACAACCTCATATTAAAGAGCAATTAAAGAGTTTTTTAGATACATATTTTGAAAGTGTTATTTGTGAATATTCTATAAATAATAAAATGTCTTTAGAAGAAATTATAGCACCACAAATAACAACAGGATTTTATGTATATAGAAGAAATGATTTTAAAGGTCTATTAGAAGAATTTAATTATTGTTTTGATAGAGAATTATATTAAAGTTAAAAAAGTTATTGACATTATCAAAAATATATGTTAATATAAAATTGTCTTAAATGACAAAGGTTTTGATTTAAAATAAAAAATAAAAGAAGGAGTGATGTATTTATGTTAAATCAAATAGTTATGGTAGGAAGATTAGTAAGGGATGTTGAGGTAGAAGAAAAAGAGAATGGAAAGAAATTTGCTAATATTACAATAGCAATTCCTAGAAGTTTCAAAAATGCAGAAGGACAATATGATACTGATTTTATTGATTGTGTAGTATTTGATAGTATTGCAACTAATACAAGTGAATATTGCAAAAAAGGAGACATCATTGGAGTTAAAGGTAGATTACAATCTAGTACTTATGAAAAAGAAGATGGATCAAAAGTATATAAAATGGAAGTAATTGCCGAAAAAATTACATTCTTATCAAGTAGAAGAAATGATGAGGAGTAGGATAATTCCTACTCCCTAATATAAAGGAGTATTTAAAATGAATAAAGAAGAAACAAATAAAATATTAAAAGCAAAAGGAGTTTTTTGTAACTCTGATACTGATGAGTATATAGATACTTATAGAAAAACATATGAAGATAAAATGAATAGATTTGATGAAGAAGATTTTTATCATTCAATAGTTAATTGGTTTTTTGATGGTTCAACTGGAGCATCATACTATGATTATTGGTTAGAAAGGAATTGGAGTTAAATTATGAGTGAAATTAAAGATATTA